AACAGCAGACACAGTAGTGCTGCATGATGACTGGTCCCCATATGATCACTTTACTTTAGTGCCTTATTTTCCATATTGGAGAAGAGGCAAACCTTTTGGAATGGTTAGGAATTTAATTTCACCACAGGAACAACTAAACAAGATTTCATCTCAAGAGCTACATATAGTTAACACAACTGCGAACAGCGGTTGGATTGTAGAGTCAGGTTCTCTTACAGGAATGACAGCAGATGATTTAGAAGAACACGGTGCGGAAACTGGTTTAGTACTCGAGTTTAATCGCGGTAGTACTCCCCCTGGTAAAATACCGCCAAACCAGATTCCCACCGGTCTAGATAGAATTGCACAAAAAGCGGCTTCTAATATAAAACAAATTAGTGGCATAAGTGATTCTATGTTAGGAACAGATGGGGCTGAGGTTTCTGGAGTCGCTATACAAGCAAAACAAAACCGTGGCGTATTAATGATTCAAGTTCCTTTGGATAATTTGAAAAAAACAAGACAATACTTAGCAGAAAAAGTATTGAATCTTGTACAAAGGTATTACACCGAAGAGCGAGTTATTCAAATTACCGATGAAACAAATCCATTTAAACCAAGAGAGCCAATGGCAGTAAATCAAGTTACTCCGGAAGGTCAAATAATAAATGATTTAACTTTGGGTGAGTATGACGTTATTATTGCAACTGCTCCGGCTAGAGATAATTTTGATGAAGTACAATTTGCGGAAGCAGTAGAACTTAGAAAAGCTGGTGTACCAATACCAGATGATTTAATTGTTGAATACTCACATCTTGCACGTAAAGCAAACATTGCACAACGTATTAGACAAATGCAGGGTACTGAACCACCAACTCCAGAACAAGCACAACTTGCACAGTTTGAAATGGAATCTAGAATTAGAAGCACGCAACTTGAGATCGCTAAACTTGAAGCAGAAGTCAAAAACCTTGAATCTACTGCTCAACTTAATATGGCAAAAGCACAAGGTGAGGCTACTGATCCACAACTTAAAGTTGCGGAACTACAAAGCAAAATTCAGTTGAAGCAAGAAGAGCTTGAACTAAGAGAGAGATTAGCAGGAATGACTAATGAAGTCCGAAAAGGACAATCAGAAACCCAGGCAGCAGCCAAGTTGGCAACTGCCGCCATGAAACCTACAGGAGGTAATAGAAATGGCTAAAAGTAAAAAACAAGATAATGCAGAAGCACCAGAAGAGTTAGTATTAGATGGTATGCCGGGGGCAGACGCAGTTTCAGAAGAAGAGGTAAAGCCTTTTGAAGTAGATTTAAACTTTGAAGAAGATGCTCCAGAGGAGGAAGCAGAAAATGAAGAAGTCGAACAAGAAGTTGACGCCGCTCCAGAAGAAGAAGTTGTTGCGGAAGAACCAGAACCAGAAGTTGCGGAAGAAGAAACAACTAAATCAGAAGCAGTTAGCGAAGAAGGAGTGGTTGAAGACAGCGAGCCAGCTTCACAATCAGATATTTCAGCAGTTGAAGGAAGCGAGCAAATCCTTGACGGACAAGATAAAGTAAAAGCGCCTATGGTGCCTAAGTCTAGACTTGATGAAGTCTTGGCTAAAAACAAAGCTATGCAAAAAAAGCTACAAGAAGCTACAGAAGCAGAGCAAAAAGCTTTAGAAAATGCGCCGGAATACGATTTTAATGCAAAAGAAGTTGAATATCAGGATTTAGTGCTTAATGGAGAGACTGAAAAGGCTGTAGATCTTAGAAATGAGATAAGAAATGCTGAAAAAGAGCAATTTATGTTTGAAGTTCAAGCAAAAATGGGCCAAACAGTGCAACAAAGCCAAGAAATGACTGAATTACAGGCTAAAGCAGCTGAAATTGAAGCAACTTTTCCTGTTTTAAACGAAAATAGCGCTGATTTTGATGCAGATTTACAAGCTGAAGTTATAGATCTTAGAGATGCGTTTACTGTACAGGGTTATTCTGCAGCCGATGCGTTAGCAAAAGCTACAAATTACACTTTAGCAGCAAAAAGGCCAGAATTATTACAACCTGCAGACGCGGCGCCGGTAGCAAAAGTTGATCCGGAGCTTCAAGCTAAGAAAAAAACAGCAACAGTTAATAAAAAACTTCAAGCCGCTGAATCTCAACCACCTGCAATGAAAGGTGAGGGGTCAAATTCAAAAGGCGAGAAGAAAATAGATTTATCATTGTTATCAAGTGAGGAGTTTGATGCTCTTCCAGCTGAAACATTGCGCAGAATGCGTGGTGACTTTGGTTAAGGCTTAGTATAAGATATAAGAATTCGGTACTAATACGATAATTAGTGTGGTCGTTCCACTGAAAAACGTTTTCGCCTATCACGGCGTAAAACTGATCGAGGTCATGTTCGTAAAATTATGAAAGCGTCTCCCCAACGAAAAAGGGTATACGGGTAAATAGCCGCTCCAATAAGTTGGCTAGGTATTATTTTTTTTGGAGGATAGCCCAATGGCTAACACAAATTTTAGCGCGTTGACCAGCGAACAATTAACTATCTGGTCACGTGATTTTTGGCGTGTCGCAAGAAATATGTCTTTCATTAACCAATTCGCAGGTAGCGGATCTAATGCTATGGTTCAGAGAATATCTGAACTTACTCAATCAGAAAAAGGAGCAAGAGCGGTTTTAACTCTTCTTGCCGATATGACTGGTGACGGTATCATTGGAGACAACACTTTAGAAGGTAATGAAGAGACTTTAAGAGCTTTCGACATTGTTGTACAACTCGATCAATTGAGATTTGCTAACAGACTTTCTGGTAGATTAGCCGATCAAAAATCAGTTGTTAATTTCCGTGAGAACTCACGTGATGCACTTGCTTATGCAATGGCAGATCGTATTGACCAATTAGCGTTCTTAACGCTTTCTGGTATTTCTTACACACTCAAAAACAGTGGTGCTTTGAGACCTGTTCTGACTTCAGGACAAAATCTTGGCGACATGGTTTTTGGTTCAGATGTAACAGCTCCAACTTCTAACAGACATAGAAGATGGGATGCTACTAGTAAACTTGTTGCTGGTGACGTAACTGCTACTGTTGCAGCCGACACCATCACTTACGAGTGTATTGTTGCTCTTAAAGCTTATGCTAAAGACAACTACATCCGTGGAGTAAGAGGCGCAGGTGGAGATGAGGTATATCATTTATTTGTATCACCTCAAGTAATGGCTGACCTTAAACTTGATTCAGATTTCTTGGCTAACGTCAGAAATGCTGGAATAAGAGGACCTCAATCGAGCTTGTTCTCTGGTTCTTCAAGTCTAATGGTTGACGGTGTTATGGTCCATGAGTTCAGACATGTATTTAATACAGAGAATGCAACTACTGGAACATCTTCAAACGCCGGTTCTGCTGGGTACAAGTGGGGAGCTGACGCTGATGTCAATGGTTCTGCTTGTTTATTCTGTGGAGCTCAAGCTCTTGCTATGGCAGATATTGGTCTACCACAAATAGTTGAAGATACTTTCGACTATGGTAACCAAAATGGTATCTCCATTGGTAAAATCTTCGGTCTTAAGAAGCCTAAGTTTAACAGCGACTACAATGGTGGCGTTGAAGACTTTGGTGTCATTAGATTGGATGTTGCATACTAAGTATGTTTTTGTGGGTGGTTCATTTTGAGCCACCCCTTTTTTAGGAGTAAAAGATGATAGTAGTATCAGATATTGACAGGTATATTTCGACCACCTGGGGCGCATCAATCAGATTGGAAGCTGGCGTACCAAAAGAAGTTGGACAAGACATGGGCCTATTGTGCTTGCAAGAAGGGTGTACCGAACACAAACCCCATTCAATTAAAGAGAAAAAGCCAAGTGAACCTATTAGGGCTAGAGATGATAAAGGGCATTATATTGCTGATGATCCCTCTACACCTGATATAAACGAGGCTTATGTAGATGGTAAAGCACCCACTAAGAAAAAACCGGCTGCTAAAAAAACTGTAAAGAAAACCGCTAAGAAATAATGGGCACACTAACGGGCGCTAACTTAATATCCAGAATACAGGACAGCCTGCAGGATACAACTGGCGTTCGATGGACTGAAGCTGAATTGCTTAGGTACATAAACGATGCACAAAGAGAAGTAGTTAACTTTAAACCTCAAGCTTCAGCTGATCATTCAAATGTACAATTAGCTGCTGGTACAGAGCAATCTATACCAGATGTAGCTTTGTCTTTAATAAAAGTAGTACGCAATATGAGTGCTACTGGCGGCAGTGCAACAGGTAAAAAATCAATTAGGCTAGTAGATGAAGACATTTTAAATTCTATAGAACCTGATTGGCATGATCCCACTGTTACAGGAGATGCAGCTCATGGTTCTGTAATTAAACATTATATTTTTGATCCAGATGACCCAAGAAGGTTTTATGTGTATCCGGGTGTAAAATCCGGATCAAACGCTTACGTAGAATTAATAACTTCTAGAAGCCCTACTGATTTAAGTGCCACAAGTAGTACTATTTATATTGATGATATTTATGGTAATGCCCTTGTAGATTATGTTTTGTTTAGATGTTATATGAAAGACTCTGAGTTTGCAGGTAATGCACAAAGAGCTAGCCAACATTACCAACTATTTTTAAATAGTGTGTCTAGTGGCATTTCGTCTAAAAATTTAATTAACCCAAACTTTGATAGGAACGGGCAAAATATTGCTCCACCTCCTGTTCAAGGGTTAGGAGTATAAAATGGCATCCTTTAGTTCTTTAGTAAAAGACATACTACCTTATGTTCCTAATTGTCCTGACTCTTTAGTAGAATCTACTTTAAGGTCAGCTTGTATAGAGTTTGCAGAAAGATCAAAAGCTTATGTATATGACTTAGACCCCATTACAACAATTAGTGGTGTATATGAATATGAGTTTGATCAACCAAGTGGAACCGACGTCCATCAAATTTTGTGGATGACTTATGATGGTGATGATTTAGATCCTATAAGCCCTAGAAGTTTAGAGTTAAATTATCCAGATTGGCGAGATAAAACATCTTTGCCACAAGTGTACTTGCAAAAAAACCCAAGTACTTTTTGGGTTATTCCAGTACCTAATAGCTCTGTCACTAATGGTTTACTTTTAAGCGTTGCTTTAAAACCAAGCAGAACTACTAGCAACATTGATACAACTTTTTCTAACAGTTACAGAGATGGAATTGTTTATGGGACTTTGTATAGATTACTTAGAATACCTGCAAAAGATTGGACCGACCCACAAGCAGCAGCAGATTATTTAAGTTTATTCAATCAAGAAGTAGTACAAGCTGAGTTAAAAGCTAGGGGTGGAGACTTAGGTGTACGTAGAGTTGTAAAATATAAAGGAGCAGGAATGTCTCCTCGTAAACGATATAAGAGATATGGTTCAGAGATTGACTATTAATGGAGTCTCTGTTGAAGAAATACCTGT